ATTGTTAATGTTTGGAGTTCTATGAGTGGAAGTGGTAAAACTTTATCATGTATGGCAGCAATGTCAATTTGGGGAAATCCTAAAATTGGAGGATTAACCTTGTCTAGTAATAATACGCAAAACTATTATACAACTGTTGCTAGCTTTATGAATAATTTAACTTGCTATTTTGATGAATTACAAATTATTAAAAATTCTAGGAATATAGATTTTAATAGTTTGATTATGGATCTTTGTAATGGAACTGAAAAAGGGCGTTTAACAAAAGATAGTAAAACACGTGAAGTTAAAAATTGGAAGAATAATTTTTTATTTACTAATAATGACAGAATGGTTGATGAAAATGCAGGAGAACAAATTTATAATAGAGTAATAGATTTAGAAATAAGTGATAAAATTGTTAAAAATGGTGGTCAAGATATTGCTAGAATTATAAATGAAAATTATGGATTTGCTGGAAAAGAATATATTAAATATATTCAAAAAGTAGGATTAAAAGAAATATTTAGTCAATTTAAAAATATTTATTATGAAATAATTGATAAAACGTCAATTACTGATAAACAAGCTAATTCATTCGCTTGTATCTTACTTGCGGATAAGTTAGCAAATGAAAGTATTTTTAATGATAATAAAAATTTAACAATAGAGGATATTAAAGATTTTATAAATGATAAAGATGAAATTAGAACTTGTATTAAAGCAAAAGAATATATTTTAAATATAATAAATTTAAATAAAAAAAGATTTGATGAAAATAATTATGGTGAATATTGGGGAAGAAAAGATGATTTTGTTTGTTTTATAAATGCAGAAGTAGTTTATAGAGAATTAAAAAAAGGAGGATTTGAATTTAACACTATAAAAAAAGAATGGAGTGAAATGGGATTTTTAGAAAAAAATGCAGCAGGAAGATATATTCATCAAACAACAATTAGAAGCGAAAAAGGTACTTATATTAAATTAAATTTACAACGTTAATGTAAGAATAATACGTTCAAAAAAAGCAAAGTAACACTCGCAAATCCTTATAAAATAAGAGAATGAGTGAAAATTATTACATTTTTACACTTTTTTTGGGTACATACTTATATATATATAAAATTTTTCCCCTTTTTTATTTTTTCTATATGTATATAATAGTGTGTATGTTTGTAAGTTTTGTAAGTTTTGTAATAATAATAAGGAATATATATATATAATTATGTAAGTTTTATGTAAGTTTAATGTAAGTTTTTATAATATATATAATATATAATATATATAAATATATAGGAGGTACTATGAAAAACAATGATTTAGAGATATCAGCACTATGTTGTATATTATTAAAGCCTGAATTAATAGAAACAACTAGACTTGAAGATAAACATTTTAAAAACACGCAACGTGTATGGCAATTCATGAAAGCATTTTATAAAAAGTTTAAATGTTTTGATATAGAACTTATGGCAAATAGTTGCAAGGATAATTTTAGAATGATGAATTATATAACTGTGATATTGGAATCAGAAGCAACAGCAGTACATTTTAAAGAGTATGAACAAAAATTAATTGATGATTTTGAAGAAAGCGAAAAAGATAAATGGATAATAAAAAAAGTATTTAAATATGCGAATGAATTATATCTAAGAAATATAACAACAGAAGAATTTAAAAAAATTGTTGATAAAATTTATGAAGGAGAAAAAGAAAATGACAAAATATGATAAAGAGTATCTAGAATATATAAATTCTCGTGAATGGGCAATAATAAGAAATAAAGTTTTAATGAGAGATAATTTTGAATGTAGTATTTGTGGTAATACTAGAGATTTACAAGTTCACCATTTGAATTATAATAATTTTAAAAATGAAATTAATCATTTAGAAGATTTAATGACATTGTGTAAATTATGCCATGAAAAAATTGAAGATAAGAAAAAAGAACAAGATGAGGAAAAATATCGAAGATGGCAAGAGTACTGTGAAGAACAAAAAAGAAAAATACAATTATCAATTCAAGAAAACAAAAAAAAAGAAAACGAAAACTTTAAAAGATTTATTTATGAAAACAAAGATAAAGATTTATCTAATATAAATGGAGGATATTTAGATTTTTGTTCTTATCCTTGCTTAAATAAATTTCTTGCAGAAAATTATGATCAAGAATTTATAAATCATTTTAGAAAAATGGATATTACAAATTTTTTTGGATTACAAAGAACTCATGTTATTGCAAAATTTATTTATGAAAATAAAAGTAATTGGCAAATAAGAAAATATGGTTTTACTAATAAAAGAATATCAAAATTAAGAGAAACAATAGAAAAATTTAAAACTTATGATGATATATTTGAATTATTAAGAAATGAATACGAAAAAAAACGATATGGTTTTGTAATATCAAAAACTATTTTGGAAGAATTTATTGAATATGATTTTATTCATGATAAAAAATATAATAAAGAAACTCTAATTCATAATTTAGATAATTTAATAAATTATGCTGATTTATGTTCACAAATTGAAAATGATTTTGTTATTATACCAAAATTAGAAATTATAGAAAGTGAGAAAAAATAAATGTATTACATAAACATTTACGACAAAACCACGTGCAAATGTTGGAAGGAACAATTTGACAGTTATTATGAATTTAGAAAGCGAGTTATAAAACTTGGACATAGCAAAAAGTTGTTTATAACAAGCCGAAGCAATTTTGAAGATTAAGAAAAGTGTGGTAAAATAAAAGCATAATGAGAGGAGGAAATTATGGGAAAAGTTTTTACAGCACAAGAATTTGTGGATAAGTGTAGATGGTTGACTACTATACCAAATACTTATCATTCAGAAAACGGAACATGGTGTACTTTGCATAATGGCAAGTGGTGGATGGACTGCGTAGTATCTATCAAAGGTTTGCTTTGGGGATTTGTAGGTGATATTCACAAAGAACGTGGTGGAGCAACTTATTTATCAAATGGCGTTGCTGACTTTGGAGCGAACGAAGGAATAGATTATTGCACCGATAAAAGTCAAGACTTTAGTAATTTAATTCCAGGAGAATATTTGTGTATGAAAGGAACAAAGTATTCCCACGCTGGTGTTTATCTTGGAAATGGAAAGGTATTTGAATGTACAACAGGTTGGGGAGCAAATAGAAACATAATATCAGATATTGATAAATATGGAAATCGAATTTACAATGGAACAAAGAATGTTGCTAAATGGACTTGGCATGGTAAACTTAAATACATTGAATACGATGGAAGCAGTTATTCTGATAGAGTAAGAGAATTACAACATGTTTTAAATCAACAGTATGGATGTGGACTTGTCGAAGATGGAAGCTTTGGACCTCTTACAACAAAAGCATGCTTAAATAATTATTTATATCTTGGCAAAAAAGCACCAATTCATGTAGGTTGGATGCAAACACGATTAATTGCTAAAGGATATTCATGTGGACCATGTGGTGTCGATAATTCATTTGGATATGACACTAGAAATGCATTATTAAGATTCCAAAAAGATCATGGACTTGTGCAAGACGCATATTGCGGTTCAGAAACAAGCAAAAAATTAGTTGAATAAAAAATGTCTAATAACTTAAATAGAATTGAGTTATTAGTTTTTTTTATTTAAAATAATATAATTGGACTAATCTAATATAAAAAAACATACAGTCAAAATCTGAATAGGGCTACTAAGTAAAAACAGCAAATTAATAAATAAAAATATTCAATAAAATGCAATAAATTATAAAATTTATTTTTACATAAATTTACAAAAAAACAAAATTAAATGTAAAAAATAAAAAATAATTGTAAAAACTTATTTACAATTTAGTTTTAATGTGTTAAAGTTATATTGAGGTGATAAAGAATGTGGGAACAAGTTCCTAGAGATGAACAAGAAACAATAATTAATGTCGATTATTACGAAAAGAAAATGACTTTTTACACATCAAGAAAATCAGTTGCACAAAGACTTAAAAGAAAAGTAGGTGAACCAACAAGTGTTGACAAAATAAATGGTCGTATATCTGGTGTTACTTATGTTCGTGGATTACACGAAGATGATGTGAAAAAATTCTTTAGTATTAGTTCAGTTATTGGTTCATTCAGAAAATTGCGTGATAATGAAGAAATTGATGATGAAGAAGAATCTAACGAGGAGGATTAATGAAAATAAAAAAAGAATACAAGGAGTTGCTGGCAATTAACAAGATGCTTATTTTTTCGAACTTGTACAAAGACGAGCGAGATAGGATTATGGATTACATTATGGCGTTGCATAATGAGATTAAGATTTTAAAGGAAGAAAACGAAGAATTAAAGAAAGAAAAATGAGAGGGAGAATATGAAAAAGATTAGTATTTTGGGTGTTTTGGTTGAAAGTGCTAATTGGATATTACATCCCGTTGCAAATTACAAGGAGTTGCAAGAATATCGCAGGAGTTATGAAAGACAAGTTTTAGATTTTAGAGATTTAGGTGAAAAATTAAAGGAAAAATTAGAAACTGAAAAAACTTTACGTGATAAGATAGAAAAAAAATATGTCAAAACATTAAATGAACTTGGAGAAACCGAAAGAACTTTACATGAATACACGTCAGCATTTCCGGGTAATTTACACGATTATTTAGACATGCAAGTAAAACTTAAAGAGTGGGAAAAGCAAGGAACTTTAAAAGACGAAGAAATAAGCAACATGAAAATAGTTATTAGAAATTTAAAACAAAATGTATATTACAAGAACAAAGTAATTGATGAATTGAGAGAAACTAAAAAAGAATTGAGATATCAAATTGACCAGCTGGAACGTCAATTAAACGACGCAAGAAATCAGGTTGTTGCACTTGCTAAAAAGGTCGAGTTTTATGAGAAACAAGCGAAGAAGACACCTAAGGAAAAGGTGGATTATTTGATGAAAAGAGGGAAAAAAAATGAAAAATAAAATGGAATTAATAGTATATAGTGCAAATATTCCTGATGATTTAATTGAAATAGTTGAAAATAAATATAATGGAGTTTTAAGATTTATACCTTATGAATGTTTAAATTTAGATGAAGTAAAGCAATTATGCAAAATAACAAAAAACAAAAGAATAAAATTAACATTAGAGGTAGACGATGAAAACTAATTTAATAGCAAAGATAATAATATTTATATTAATTTTATTAATGGTATTGGCAGTGATGATTAGATGAAATTTGAAGATATGATAAATACAATACAACTTGGAGATTGTTATGAATTAATTAAGAATATACCTGATAAAAGTATTGATTTAGTTTATATAGATCCACCTTATGATTTTATGACAAAGCATCAATCAAATAATTATAGTGGTGCAGGTGCATTCGGAAAATTAGGAAGAACATACCATAGTGAACTGGAAAATAGTAGTATTATAAAAGGAATAGATGTAAAAAAAATATTAGATGAATTATGTAGAATAATGAAAAAAGTATATATATATATATGGTGCAACAAAGACCAAATATATCAATATTTAGATTATTTTAAGGATTATAATATGGAATTACTAACTTGGCATAAAACAAATCCTATTCCTACTTGCAATGATAAGTATTTAAGTGATACAGAATATCTACTTATGTTTAAAGAAAAAGGTTGTAAAATATATGGAACTTATGAAACCAAATCAAAGTATTATTTAAGTGTTATTAATAAAAATGATAAAAATTTATTTGAACATCCCACAATTAAACCTTTAGAATTTGTTAAAAATCATATTATAAATTCAAGTAAAGAAAATGACATAGTATTAGATTGTTTTTGTGGAAGTGGAACAACATGTTTAGCAGCAAAAGAAACAGGGAGAAGATATATAGGTATGGAAATAGATCCAGAATATCATAAAATTGCAGTTGATAGATTAAATGGAATACTTGCAAACGGGCAAACAAGTATATTTACAGATTTTGATAAATTAAAGAAAGAAGGTTAACAATGTTTGAAGTATGGGCTAAAAGAAAAGATACAGGACAATATGAATTAATATGTAGTTATCAAGATTATGAAAATGAAAAACACTATTCAATGCTTGATATGTTAGACACAGGAGAATATGACGAGGCAATTATTTTAAGAGATAAGTTTTATGTAATGATGAAGATTTATCAGAAAGGGAAAGTGTTGAGAAAATAGTTATGCTAAAAATAAAAGATATGTATAATAAATTGTCAAGAGATGAAGAAATAATATTTCAAATAAAAAACAAAAATATATTTATCAAAGTTGTAAACGAAATGAAAGAAATAATTGATAAATGGGATTGGATTTTTATAGAAGAATATCTTGATTACAAAAATACTTATTTTATTATTGGAATGTGGAGAGATGGGATGTTTGAATTAAGACATTCAAAATTAGATGATGAACATAATGTTCATATTTTAGCAGATTATAAAGAAAGTCCTATTAATGAACATAAACATTTACAACAAATAGATAAATTAATTAATATTATGGATAAATATAGATTATATTTTGTAAAAAAAAGATTAAAACTTGATGAAAATTTTGATTTAGTAGAAAAAGTGGAGGATTAGATGGAAAAAGAATATTATGATTATTTAATTGGAAAAAAAATTAAAGAAATAGAATGTACTGATGATGAAATTATATTTATTACAGATAACGAAAAGATACATATTGAGAGATTTGTTCCTTATTGTGCAAATAATCAAAGAAAAACAGGAGGTGGTTATATATGGCACTTCGTATAAAAGATAATGTTGATTTAAAAGAATTAGAAAAGTTTGGTTTTAAATTAAAATACAATGAAAACAATGGCAATCCATTTAGTTATGAAAAAGAATTTACTGGTTGGAATAGAATAAGTGATATAACAATTTATGTAGAAAATAGAGAAATTGATTGTTGTATTGAAGAAGGAATGCCAGTAATTGAAACTTTATATGACTTAATAAAAGCAGATTTAGTAGAAAAGGTAAATGATTAATTATGAAAGATAAATTATTAGAAATAATAAATCATTATGGCATTGATAAACAATTAAAATATATTCATAGTGAGTATTTTTAATTAGATGAAGCAATTATTAGATATGATGATGCAGATGCATTGTCGTTTGATGTATATCATATTGCCGAAGAACTTGCTGATGTAATGGTTATGTTAAAACAATTTCAACATTATTATGGAATATCTGATGAAGAGATAGAAAAGATTATGAAAGAGAAAGTTGATAGACAAATTAAAAGAATTAAAGGAAAGTGATAAGTAAATGAATAAATCAAAACAACAAAAACAACGAGAATATGCAAGAAAATACTATGAAGAACATAAAGAAGAATTAAGAAAAAAGAAAAATGAATATAGAAAAAATAATTTAGATAAATATAGAAAAAATCAAAAGAAGTATTATCAAAACAATAAAGGATATTATAAAAATTATTCAAAAGAATGGTCAAAACAAAAATTAGATAATTTATTAAAACAACTTGAAGCATACGAAAACATGAGAAAAGAATTAATAAATATAATTGAATATACTAATTTTATTGAAGTAGAAACTTTAGAAAAATTTAAAAGTTATTTTGATAATTTAATGAACATCTTAAACAAAGTAGGTGAGGATAATGATACCAGATAACGTAGAAACAATAACAATGACAAAAGAAGATTATGATAGAAATGTTGAACAGTTATTATTTGATAAATGTCGTGCTGAAAAGAAATTAGAAGATATTAAATTTTACATAGAACAAAATGACATAAAAAATATGTTATGGGGAAAAGAAATATTGAAGATTATAGGAGAGAATAATGAATAAATTGGGGAAAAATTTATTTGATTATGGAAAGCAAGTAATAAATGTTGTTCCTTTAAAACAAGTAAATGCTTATGTTAAAGAAAAAAATGAAAAAGAAGAATTACAACAAAGAATAGATAAAGCAATAGAATGGGGAAAATACAACTTAGATAGATATTCAAGATTACAATTAGAAAATATTTTAAAAGGAGATTCAAATGATTAGTTTTATATTAGGAGTATTAGTAGGAATAGGCATTATGTGTTTATTGCAGATAAATAGGAGGGATTAAATAATGGATTTATGGGTTCGTAGTCAAGACAAAATGGTATTAACAAGAAATGTAGGTATTAGAATAGTATTAGAACAAGAAGGTGCTTCTGTAGTTGATGAAACAAACGATTATATTTTGGGAATGTATAACACCGAAAAAAGAGCATTAGAAGTTTTAAATGAAATACACCAAAGATTAATAGATTTACAAACTATTGAATATACAAGAGATTATAGATTTACAAAAAGAAATCTTGATTGTGTATATGAAATGCCAAAGGAATAGGAGGGATTAAATTGACATTAAATGTTGGAGATTATGTTAGAACTAAAAAAGGTACAATATATCAATTTAACTCAACAAGTAGTATGGCATTAAATGGGGCAAAAAAATATATGGTCAAATCAAGTCCAAATATCATTGATTTAATAGAAGTTGGAGATATATTAACAATAAAAGATATATTTGGTAATTTATCAAAAGTAGAAGTTGACGAAAATTTTAAACTTTTAACTGGTAGAATAATAAGTATTGTTACAAAAGAACAGTTTGAACAAATGGAATACAAAATAAATTAATAAAAAAGGGTGTTTGGTTTATAAAGGAGATTTATGAACCAAGTAATTTATGAATTAGATACACGCGATAAAAAAGATACATATATTACAAATTATTTTGATAAGCAAGGTATCAAATGGATTCGCACGAAATTATATGCTGGAGATGTGAAGTTATTAAATAGTACACGTGTAATAATTGACTTGAAAGCTAACACAGAGGAAATCGCACACAATATATGTAACACAAGGGAACACGCCAGGTTATTGCGTGAAATTGATAGAGCAAAAGAGATACAATGCGAGGACTTTATATTTTTAATCAAGGACGACAAAATTAAATCGGTGGACGACTTAATTAATTGGACGTCCACGAAAACAAAAGTTAAAGGAAGCACGTTGTATAAAGCAATGTGTACTATGACAAAAAAATATGGGTGCAGGTTTATATTTACGAGCAAGGAAAATGCACCGAAGAAAGTAATTGATATATTAGGAGGAAAGAAATGATATTAGAAGAAATTGAAAAAAAAGAATTAAAAAATAGAATAGATAATGCAATAGAATTTTTAGAAACAGAATATAATACATATCCAAGTGGTGAAGAATGGAGAAAAGCGTTAAAAAATGTTTTGAAAGGAAAAAACAAAATAAAAAAAATAATAAATAATGTAGGATATGATGAAACTTTAACTTATGAAGAAAGTAGAAGAGCAATTGCACATAATTTTAATGTAATTGGAAATAAAATAAATGAAATAATAGACAAATTAAATGAGAGGGACGAAGATGTATAAAGTAAGAATAAAGACTTTGGTCGGCACAGTCACAATTTATCTTGACACGTTATTACAACTCGAAGATGAATTGAAAAAACACGAGAACATTGAAAAGGTTGAGGCGACAAAAGTAAAGAAATTATGAAAGGTGGTGGTGTAAATGGAGAACCAAATTAATATTTTTGAGGTTATTTATCCAAAATATAAAATAACAAAACCAATAAGATTGATAGAGTTCTTTGCCCTCTGGTTATGGTAGTCAAGCATTAGCTTTAAAGTATCTTGGAGTTGAATTTGAACATTGGAAAATATGTGAGTGGGCAGTTAAAAGTATTCAAGCATATAAAGATATACATTTTACTGATAATAATACTGATTATACTGTTGCTGGCAAATTAGGTGTATCAGAAGAATGGATTAAAGAATGGTTATATAAAAAAGGCATATCAAGTAATTATAATGAACCTATGACTAAACAACAAATTGACAGGTTAAGTAAAGAACAGGCAAAAACAATATATAACAATATACATGCAACTCATAATTTAGTAAACATTCAACAAGTTAAAGGTGAAGATTTAGAAATAGTGGACACGGATAAATACGATTATATTTTAACATATTCATTTCCTTGCCAAGATTTATCACTTGCTGGCAAAGGTAAAGGAATGAGTGATACATCAACAAGAAGTGGTATGTTATGGGAAGTTGAGAGAATACTCCAAGAATGTAAAGATTTAGGAGAACTCCCACAAATACTTTTAATGGAAAACGTACCTCAAATTCATTCACAGGACAACTTAGAAGATTTCAACAAATGGAAGTATAGACTTGAAGAACTTGGGTACAAGAATTATTTTCAAGATTTAATAGCGACCGATTATGGAATCCCGCAAACAAGAAATAGATGTTTTATGGTAAGTATTTTAGGAGATTATTCATATACATTTCCAAAACCTATACCACTTAAATTGAAATTAAAAGATATGTTGGAAGATAATGTTGATGAAAAATATTATTTAAGTGATAAACAATTGGAAAGTCTTGAAAGTGGTAGTTATAATGCTTCAAAACCTAGTGTAAAATTAGAAATAACGGATAAAGGATTATGCCAAACATTAGATACAATGTCAGGTGGAAATAGGCAACCTTTAATAAGGGTAAAAAATGCAACCTCAAAAGGATACTTAGAAGCAAGGGAAGGCGATGGTATAGATATATCAAGTAGAATGGAATATCATAGAGGCAATGTGCAAAAAGGAAAAATTCAGACGATTACAACAAGTGGTGGAAATGATAGAGGAGTTGTTAATAGTGATTTAAGAATAAGAAAACTAACACCAAGAGAATGTGGACGTTTGATGGGGGTTAAGGATGAAGATATAACAAATATGTTGAAAAATCAAAGTGATTCAAGTGCCTATCATTGTTTTGGCGACGGTATTGTCGTAAATGTATTAATGGCAATATTCAAAGAACTAATTTGATAAAATTTGCAAGGCATGTTATAATTATTCTTGGTGATAATACACCAGACCAAACCCCTTTTTAGTGAAGAGAAATAGGCATTAATTTTTTTCATATTCCCCCTATTTCTTTTTTATTGCATTAAATCTTCGCCTATGTTATAATTAATTCGTAAAAGGGTAGGTGGCTTATATGATAATAAATCCATCGTGGAATTATAGTGAGATTGTCAAGAATATTCGGACGTTAAGGCACGATTACGAACGTGTTTTAGTGTCCTTTTCTTATGTTCTGGACGAAAACAACTTTATTCGTAAGACACGAGATAGTCTTTATTCAATGAATCTCGAGGAGTTCCAAAAAGATAGGATTTGGGAGTATATGAATGGGTATTTATCATCGCTGGAGATAATTGTATTCTTTGGATTTTACGAAAAGGAGGATTAAATTGAAACAAGTAACAAATCTAATGATTGACGAATTTAACATTAAAAAGCTAGGGTTTGATTTTATGGGATATTCCTTGCAACGTGGCGACATATACACTTTTCACCACTTAATTGTGCCGAATAGAAAAGGTGGGCCTTATGCACGATGGAACGGGGCGATTTTATGTGGCAAAACATCACACGAATATTTGCACAGGATCGAGGCAATAAATTACGACATATTCAGTCACATTACATCTGAAATGATTGATATGAATATCAAGGGATATCTTGACAAGGACAACTTAAAACGCATTGACGATTTGTTATCTTGCTTTGAAAAAGAATATTATTGGTTAAAGACTAAAAAAGGCAAAGATTTAATCAAAGAGGAGTACAGGCGTCGCAACAAATTTTAATGAATAGACACGAGGTTGACATTTATGTTATAATTGTTTTGAAAAATTGGAGGTGATAGAGTGCAAGAAAATGGTTATATTGGAAATGAAAATGCCTTAAAATATAAAACTCAAGAAGAACTTCAAAAAGGTATTGATAAATATTTTAAAGATTGTGATAAAAAAAAGAAACCTTATACAATGACTGGTCTTGCTATATCACTTGGCATTGATAGAAGAACATTAATTAACTATGGAAATAAAGATTTGTTTTTCTCTCAAATAAAAAATGCCAAAGCAAAAGTTGAAGAGCAACTCGAAGAAAGTCTTTATAGATTAGGAAATAACTCAGGCGTAATATTTAATTTAAAAAATAATTATGGTTGGAGAGATAGTTTTGAAATAAACAATAATGATGAACTTTCAAAACTTGATGAATTGTTAGGAGAGATAAAAAAAGATGCTAACAAATAAGCAAAAAGAGTATATTCGAGGATCCACACATAGATTTAATATAAAAATCGGGGCAACTCGTTCGGGTAAAACCTATCTTGATATTATATTTACAATTCCACAAAGGATACGTGAGAGAAGTGGAAAAGATGGTTTGTATGTTATTATGGGCGTATCAAAAGGAACAATAGAGAGAAACGTATTAGAACCTCTTCGTGAAAGATTTGGTGATAAGTTAGTTGGCACAATTAGTTCTAACAACATAGCAAAATTGTTTGGTGAGCAGGTTTATTGTCTAGGTGCTGAAAAAGTAAACCAAGTTAGTAAAATTCGTGGTGCAAGCATAAAATATTGTTATTGTGATGAGTTAGCAGAATACAACGAAGAAGTATGGGAACTTCTAAAATCACGTCTTGATAAACCTTATTCGTGCGTTGATGCAACGCTTAACCCAGAAAGCAATACACACTGGTTAAAGGTTAATTTTCTTGACACGATAGAAGAAAAAGAAATTGACGCATACGTTCAAACATACACAATTTTTGACAATGATTTTTTGGATAAAACGTTTGTAAAAAATCTATGCAAGGAATATGAGGGAACAATTTATTACAATAGATATATTCTTGGTCAATGGTGCAACGCCGAAGGACTTATTTACACACGTTTTGCTAATAATCCAAGTGCATATAAGTGGACTAAAAAGAAACAAGATGGAAGTTATGATTTACCGCAAGGATATACGATAATTGGTATAGACTATGGTGGAACAAAGTCAGGACAAGCGTTTGTTTGTACGAGGATAAGTTATGACTACAAGTATGTTATAACACTTGGAAGTGAGAAACACATGGGCGACATTGATCCAGATGACTTGGAGGAATTACAAATTCAATTTGCAAAAAAGATGATGTATAAGTATAATTGTGAGGTAGACTATATGCTCCCAGATAATGAGGAAGTAGTATTAATTCGTGGTTTAAAAAGAAGAGTGCAGGAAGAGGGGTGGCAAACATTAGTTCGTGGGTGCACAAAAGAACCAATTAAGGATAGGATAGATTGTGGGCGAACGATGATATCCTACGGAATTTTATACTACATTGAAGAAGAATGTAAAACTTTTGTGGACGCATTGTCTAGTGCCTTGTGGGATAGTGAGGCAAAAGAAGACACGCGACTTGATGACTTTACAACTGATATAGATACAATTGATGCGTGGGAATATAGTTGGAGTCGATATATTCGACACATAAATGATATGATAAATAGAAAAAGATTAGAGTAAAGGAGAGAAGAATGTTTAAAAATGTATGGTTATGGATTTTGGCAAAAGTGTTCAAAATTTCAACAGAAACTAAACAAAATGAAGTCGAGGATAATACTCGATATGCGTTTGAGTATGAGAGAATCGACAACATTAATTTTGCGAGTATATTTAGTAATAAACTTGCTAATTATGTAATAAGCGACAGCAACTTGAATATTACTGGCGAAAATGCGAGGGTTGACTTGTTAAATCAGACAGGACAATCTTTATGGAAAAAGGCAAAGAAAATAACTGGAATGGCGTTTGGATACGGTGGAGTATTCTTAGTACCGTATGTAAAAGGCAAGAAGTTATTTTATAATAAAGTACCACAGGGACGTGTTACGATAGATAAAATCGAAGGAGATTTAATTACAGGTGCGACAATACTTGCTGAAAGAAAAGAGATAACACGTGCGTTAGGTCAAACAAAGACTTACATTAGATGGACGAATTACAGGTTGGAAAATGGTAACTGTGTAATAGAACAAAAGTTTAGTGATGAAACTGGGGCAGAAATACCAGTGCCTGAGTTTTGGAAAAATATTAAATTAAAGGAAGTTATTTCAAATGTTGATAGAGCATTGCTAGGATATATTAAGTCACCGATAAATAATCGTAGAACAAACGATAAGTATGGTGTGCCAATTACTTATGGGTGCGATGCAACAATAAAAGAAATCAAAGAAACAATGAAACAATTGTATGATGAATACAAATTAAAAAGACCATTCGTGGGAGTAGATGCAACGTTGTTTAATAAAAATAATAGGTTGCCAGATGATGGACTATTTAAATTGTTTGATTTTGGAACTGACGGTGAGAATAGATTTGAGCCTTATAGTCCAGATTTTAGAGATTATACACCTAGGTTGCAAGAATTATATAAACGCTTGGAACACGAAATAGGCACGAGTTATGGAATATTATCAGAAGTTGACACGCAAAATGCGACAGCAACGGAAATAAAACGAGCAATGTATGACACATTTACAATCGTGGATGATATGCGTAGCAACATTGAAAAAGGACTTGAGGATTTCTTCTATGCTTGCAACGTGCTTGCAAATGCTTATGGATTATCACCACAAGGCGAGTATGAACTAGGTTTTGACTGGAGTTATTCATTACTTGAAGATAGTCAAGAATCATTTAATCAAATGAGAATGGGAGTACAAGACGGAGTATTAAGCAAGATTGAAGAAAGACAATGGTTAAAGCCTGATGAAACATTGGAAGATGCAGAAAAAGCAATCAAAGAAATAGAAGCAAGTCAACCAAGCGTTGATGATTTACTTGGAACACGTGGAGGTGAATAATGAAGATAATAGTTAATGCACACAAGTGCGAGATAGATAAAACACCTGTTAATGAAAAAGAAATAAACATTACAAAGTGCGAGTTCGAGTTTGCCGAAGAAATAACTAACGAGTTTGTAAAAGAGGCATACTTCACTTTAGGAAAAGGCGAAACATACAAACAAATAATTCTAAATAATGAGTGCGACATTCCAAGTGAAGTATTAGTTGAAAAAGGAACAGTCGAAATTGGAGTTGTTGCAAAGTTAGTTGAGGGAACAACAGAAATAAAGAGATATAATCCAAGTCCTGCTTATTTTCCAACATGGCAAGGAAGTTTAAGAGACGCTGAAAATTCGCAACCTATAACGCCAAGCGAGTTTGACCAATACGAACAGGCTTTACAAGACGGATTGAGTGAAGTAAATCAAAAATTAATAGATATAGATCACGCATTAATCGATGTAAACGAGGCAATTACTGAAACAAATAATTTAAATATTGATGTATCTAAGGTTGATAAAGTTGCAAGCATTACTTTGACAAAAAAAGACGGAACGACTAAAATAGAAACGATAAGAGATGGATACGACTTAGAATATGACTGGAACGGTACATCACTTGGAGTAAAACGAGAAGATGAGTTAGATTATGAGTACGTGGACTTAAAGGGAGAAAAAGGCGATTGTTACTTTGCGACGTTCGAGATAATAGATGGAAGATTAAAAATGAATAAACCAGAAGAATTAAGTCAGATAGATTTTAGATTAAATGAAAGAGGTCATTTAGAAATGGAGGTTAGTATATAATGGCGACAATACAAGATTTAGGAAAGGTTGCATACTTCAACAAAGGTACATACAATAGCGAAGTAAATTATGAAGTAAATGACGTAGTTAGCTTTAACGGTAGTTCTTATGTATCAATGGTAAATAACAACAGAGGTAATTTACCAACCAACACTAATTATTGGAGTATAGTGGCTTCAAAAGGAGATAAAGGAGATACTGGTAAAGCGTTTGTGATTGAGAAAACATATCAAACAATAGAAGACATGGTAGCTGATTATGACAACATGAATTTAAATGATTATGTTATGATTAGTGGAAGTATTGAAGATGAAAAAAATGCGACATTATGGACTAAAACAGAAACAGAAGTAAGTCCTTATAAGTGGGTATATTTAGCAGACTTTAGTGGAGCGAGCGGAATAACTGGAGCAACACCAAATATTCAAATTGGAACAGTAACAGAGGGTAATCAACCATCAGTAACAAGACGTGGTACTAACGAAAATCCTATATTCGACTTTGTTTTAAAGACTGGAGCAAAGGGAGATACAGGAGAGACTGGAAACGGAATATCAAGTATTACTAAAACTGGAACAAGTGGATTGGTAGATACCTATACTGTTGCATATACAAACGGAAATAATATGACGTTTGATGTAACTAATGGAAACGGAATTTATTCAATCGTTAAGACATCTACAAGTGGAAGCGTTGACACTTATACAATAACTTATACTAATGGAAATACGTCAACTTTTGACGTAACAAACGGAGAAGTTACTCAAGAGGCTTTTGATGCTTTAAAGGAAGATGTTGAAGATCTAAGAGATAATCAGATAATTAGTGATCCAATTGAGGGATCTGAAATATCAGTTAGTGATGCTGCTAAGGCTAGAGTGTATGAATTTGGAATGAGTAAGGAGAGTAGTCAAAATAATATTGCTTATGTTGATGTTGGAGAATGGGAACATGGTTCAATTGACGTGACAACAGGTAATGATACAACAGATGAAAATACTGCAAGAACAAAGGACTATATTAAAGTATATCCAAATATTTTATATAATATTTTGAGAAGTGTTTATACATCTTATATGGGATTTAGATTTTATGATGAAAATAAAAATTATTTAGGATATCATAACACTCCTGACATGGTATCAACAAATCAATCGGCAAATCGAATGGATGCAAATATATCCAATATGACAATGACAATTTTAAATACTAGTGTTGCGTATATGAGAATATTTGATGCTTCCAATGATTTAAATACAGTTTATACAATATCAACTCAGAACACTCCAAGTCCAGACTATCCACAAGAGGTTAAGACTGTTAAAGGGTATAGGAATTTGTTTGATAAGGATAATGCAACTTATCAAAATAAAAAAATTAAAAATGAAAATGGGGTTGAACAATCATCAGAAATTTCAGGTTATACATCATCATATGTGGAAGTAAAACCAAATACAGCGTATTCAATTCGAGGAAAATTAATAGGTACTGACATTTATTGTCGATTATATTTCTATGATGAAAACAAAAATTGGATTAGCAGAAGTGATACTCTTACGATAATGCCTAATAAATTTACTACACCAAATAATTGTTATTATATACAGATACAATATCCTATTGCGTATTATGATGAAAATACAGTACAAATAACAGAAGGCGACCAAGAACTTCCTTATGTACCTTATGGAAATAATTATGTTGGTGTTAAGGTACAGGGAAAGAATTTTATTCCACAAACACAAACAGGAATTTATACTGTAAATAATGTAACTATTACTACAAATAATGATGGCTCAATTACTTTAAATGGAACGAGTAATGATAGATATTCTTATATATATATTAATAATGGTTACTGGTCATCACAAAGTGACGATACTAATGGTCGATTTAAAGTTAAAGCAAATACTAATTACACATTAAAAGGTACTAATAATTCTAATGTAAGATTTAGAATTAGAAATATAACTGATGGGACAAATGATAGTAACGCTTCAAATAATTATACTTTTAGTTATTCAAGTGATAAAAATATAATTATTATGTTATATATTTATCCAAATGTGACTTTTGATAATGTTGTACTTTATCCACAATTAGAACAAGGCACAACATCAACCGAATACGAGCCACACAAAGAAACAATAGTACCAATACCACTTAACGGAAATGAAATAGCAGGAATAGGCGATTATAAAGATGAGTTGATAGTGGATAAGAGTGGTAAGGTTTGGTTGAATAAGTTGACTGGTAAAAAAATATTTAATGGAAATGAAGAATGGAATTTAAGCACAGCGGGAGGTTTAAATAATTATTACAATGATAATTTATTAAACAATGGTTTATTTAATGATACTTTAAATTATTTATCAAATTATTTTAGACCTATTTTAAATGCTGATAGATATATAGATAGTACATTTTTTATAAATATAAATCAAAGAATAGTATTTACAAATTCTAAAATAGCAACAGTTAATGAATGGCAACAATGGTTATCAATACATAACACTGACGTATATTATGTATTAGTAACACCACAACTAATTGACCTAAATGCAACAGTAGACCTAAAACTATTCAAAGGAGTAAATAACATAACAAATAGTGAAGACGCAGATATGAAGATAAGATATGTTGAAAGCATAGACTCTGTTATTAATGAGTTAAGAAATGCAATATTAGAGATAGGAGGAGGTGAGTAGAATGTTTAGTTTACGTGAATTTGTTAAAACAGGACTTATCAAGGCAATTGGAATACAAAGTGATTACTGGGTAATGCTTACTGCAGCTAATTGGTTTGCAAAGGGTGTTCTTGAAGAATCAGACATGATAGAAATACAAGAAAAGATCGACGAAAAGAATACACCAGTAGAACCAGTTGAAGAACCAATTGAAAATGAACCAATCACCGAGGAGGACACGGGAGAAAGACTTTAGTGTCTTTTTTCTTTTTATGGTATAATTAAGACGGTGATACTATGAGCGAAGAAATAGAAAATGTGGTATTGGAAAGAATATTAAGGCGACAAGAAAAGGCGAACGAAAGAATTTTAAAGACAATAGGAGAGATTCTAGGTGAAATAGGCGAGATGACACCAAGCGAGGCATACACAATAGGTCAGCAACTAAAATATGGTGAAAGTTTACAAAAAATTGTCAAGATATTAAGTGAAACGTCGAACATAAGCGAGGTTGAGATTTACAAAATGTTAGAAGCAGAGGCACGCAAAAATCTCGAGTTAAAACGCGTGTATTTTGAAGCCAAGAAGATAGATTTTATTCCGTATGAAAAAAACATCGCTTTGCAAAATAAAGTACGTGAAATAGCAATTGCAACAATAAATACGTATAGAAACATCTCGGCAACGACGGGACTTACATTTTTGGATTTAAATGGTAACAAAATTACACGTGGGATAGGGCAGGCGTATAATCAGATAGTAGACGATGCAATATTCAACGTGTCGACTGGTAAAGAAACATTTTATCAAGCGTTAAAGAATCAGTTACAAACGATAGGTCAAAATGGCATCCAGTCAATTGAATATGCAAGTGGAAGACATAGGCGTATTGACAGTGCGTTGCGAATGAATTTATCTGACGGATTAAATCAGCTTGCAATAGCACAACAAGAAATTGTGGGAGAACAATTTGGATATAACATGGTGCAAATAACACATCATGAAAATGCTGCTCCGGATCATATTGACACGGTAGATGGAAAACAATTTGTAAAATTAGATATTATACGACAACAAATAGCAAGTGGTGAAGAAAAAGAAATAAAATTAAAGGATATAAAAGAAAATGGACTAACATTTAGAGGCAAATGGTATTATGATTTTAATTATATAAACGACAATTTAAAAAGACCAGTATCTACTTTAAATTGTTATCATCAAATATTTACTGCTATTTTAGGTGTTGATAGACCATTATATACAGAAGAACAATTAAGAAAAGACAAAGAAGCAAACGAACGAGGATTTAATTTTGAGGATAAACATTATACTTTATATGAGGGAACGCAATTATTAAGACGTACTGAATTGGAACTTAGAAAGACACGCGAAACTAAAATAATTGCTAAAGCAGGCGGAGATACTGATTTACTAAACAAGATGAAACAACGAGAAAACGCACTTATTGATAAATACTATGCAATTTTAAAAGCAAGTGGATTAAAAAGTCGAATAGAAAGAGCACGGTTGTTGACTAAATAAATTTGTATGATATAATTAAGTTGTGAGTTTTCAATGCTCACCTCTAAAAAACAATTGTTTGATTAATGCAGAATTAATCGCACAAAGGGTTATTTCACACGTAACTCTTTTTTTTAATAAAAAAATATAAAAAAAATATAAAAAAAGTATTGACAAAGTATAAAATATAGTTTATAATCTTAAGTGTAATATGAAAGAAGGAGAGAATATGAAAAGATTAGTATTTAAAAAGTGGGTAAATTGTTTGATCGTGGGAGTTATGGTTTTGGCAGCAATGAGTTTAACAGGAGAATGCGAAAACACAATGATGTTTATAGCAAGCAAGGCTGTTGCTTTAGGAGTAGTTTATATTACAGGCAAACTTCTTGCTAAATTTGGAAGACACGAGGTGTTATAATGAAACGCACGATTTATTTTTACACATGCATGGAATGTGGTGTAAATTGGGATAGTACAACTAAAGAAGAAATTTGTCATGTTTGTGGAAGTCCAGATATAGCCGAGGAGATTGAAGAAGATGAGAATAAAAACGAGTCAACATTTAGAGAATCCGATTAAATATTCGCACATATTGACTAAAGAAAGAATAAAATGCTCTTGTGGACATTGTGTGAACATTCCGCCGAATTTAGACAAAATAATTTGTACGTGGTGTGGCAATTATGTGTTTAGAGATAAAAAGACGGAGTTTGAATATCGTATGAAAGAGAGGATGAATAATGGAAAATCAATCAGTTAGAAATTTAATTTTTAATCCATTATTGTATGCAGAGTATCCTTACAATTGGCAAGAGAAAAATGAGGATGGAACATATACAATTACTTTTTCTAAAAAACCTAGATTTACATTACAACAAGAAATTGAAATAATTAATAAAATAAAAGAAATAAATATATTTGATAAATATAATATTTTTGAAAAGAGGTATAAATAATGGAAAATAAATTTAATATCGAGGAAGTAAACGCGTGGTTAAAAGAAGAATACGGAATGAGTTATGACGAGTTATCAAAGGAATTTAATAAGGCGGTTGATTTATTAAGTGAAAGTTTAAAACAAAGAAAAGAAATGAGAGATAAAATAAACAAGGCAATTGAATTTATTGAAAATCAAATATTAGAAGGTCAAGAAGATTGGATAAGAAAAAATATAGACATAGCAGAAGTTCCTGGAAGTGATTTGCCAGCAGATTGCATTGTTGAATTATTAGATATTTTAAAGGAGGATAAATGAAATGAATTATGATTATAAAAAAGGATGGTGGGAAACAAAAGACCATCAAAATATAAAAATAACAGATATGGAAACGTCACATATAGAAAATACAATAAAATTTTTAAAAAAACATCCTAATTTTTATGATGAAGAATATGGTTATTGTGGTTTTGAAATTGATGATTTTTATTATGATTATATAAATAATTCACATTTAGTAGAACAAAAAATAGAAGAATTGGAGTTAGAATTAAGATTAAGAAAATTAGAAGAAAATAAATAATCAATTTGTCAATTCAATAATTTAATGATATAATTTCATTGAGTAAGAGTAGGAAAGGGTACAATATGCTTGAGAATATTTTAAAAGCAGTAATAAATTATGTAGTGCCTTTGATTTTAGGGTATTGTGTTAGTAGGATTAAAGTGTACAAAGATAAACTAAAACAAGAAAAACAAAATGAAAACGTGCAAAATATGGCGTTGCTAACTTTATTACAAAGTCAATTGACAAACACGTATTTTGTATATAATGAGTTGAAACAAATCCCAGATTATATTTTAAAGAACTGGATTAACTTACTAAAGGTTTATGAAAGTTTAGGTGGCAACGATTATGTTCACACGCTAGAAAAGAAAATAAAAACATGGGAGATTGTAAAGACTGATATATTATAAGGGGAGGTTAAAATGAAAGAGAATGAAGTTGTAATGATTCCGTTTGTAGCACATGAAAGTGCAATGAATAGAATGGAACGTGCAAATAGAAGATTATGGATAGTTATTTTGGTTATGTTTATTGGTATGATGATATATTTCTTTATTCCAAGCGAGATAGAAGAAGATAGTCAATCAGCGGATAATATAACAGATAGTGAAGTAAATCAAACAATGAAATAAATCAAAAGATAGGAGAATAATAAATGGCAAGAGCAACTCAAAGAAGAAGAATTATCAGAAATAATAAAAGAACAAGAGTTGTAAGACGTAAAAAGAAATAATGGCACAAGCAAGACCACGCTTATCTGATGAATTGAACTCTTTACCAAATGAAAAATGGAATTATATCATTGACAATTTTATTAAAAGTGAAATCGACAGAAAGATAGCAAAACTTTATTACTTGCAAGGGTGGACGCAAATGCAAGTGGGTGTTGAAGTTGGTTATTCTGAAAGTACGATTAAAAGAAAACTACCAAAACTATTAAATATAATTGAAAAGAACTCTAAATGAACTATAAACGACCGATAAGGTTGTTTTTTTTATGGGATAATTTAATCATGGAAGGAGGATTAATATGATAAATCGTAATAAAACACATTTATTGTATTGCCTTCTTTTATTTGTTTAAAGGAGATAAAAATGGAAGATTTAATTTTAGAATTATTAGAAATAATGGACGAAGAATGCGAAGGATATGAGGAGTGGGAGATAAATAAACCCACGATAATAAATATTTATATAGGAAGTGATGAATAATGTATCAAAATCCATATATGAATTATCAGCAAAACTTTAATTCACAAAGTATGAACGAAAGAATAGACAACCAAATAGCACAGTTGCAACAAATGAAAGAACAAATGAAAAATCAACAACAACCTGCAATTAATCAGACGTTTCAACTTGCTCCAACACATCAAACAGGAATGAGATTTGCAAATACTATTGATGACGTTGGAAAAGAAGTGGTATACGCGGACATGCCATTTTTTAGTAAAGATATGAGTGTGGTGTGGATAAAAAATAACAAAGGAGATATCAAGACGTACGAATTAAAAGAAATAGTGCCAATGGATAGCAAGGACATACAAATTCAATATTTACAATCACAAATTGAAGAATTGAAAGGAATGATAAAAAATGATGCAAATGTTACAAATGATGTTTCAAAACAAGATACAGCAAATACCTCAACAAATGATGAATCAAATGGAAATGAATTTAAAGAGAGTAAATCCTCAAGCGTACCAAAAATATCAAGAAGCAAGAAAGAATAATAATCCAAATGATTTATTAAATGAAACGATAAATGAATTTAGTCCGCAACAAAGACAACAATGGGATAACATGATGAGTATGTTTAATCAAGGTATTAACTCAAAAAAATAGAGTTGATATAAAAAAATTATAGAAAGGAGAGAAAGATTTATGAATGGAAATGGTATTCAACCAACAGTAGAATTAGCGACAACTAATGGAAACAATGGTTTTGCATATCCATATCCTGTTTATCCTATGATGAATGGTGGTAATGGTGGATTTGGTTATGGAAGCGATTGGGTATGGGTAATTTTACTACTCGCTTTATTCGGTGGAAACTGGGGTGGAAATGGTGGATTCTTTGGAGGAAGCTCATTCGACAATGGATACGCTTGGTTATCTAACGGACAAAAAGAAATCATGAACAACACAAACAACGGTTTTGATACATTACATTTAAGCAATCAAATTGAGGGTGTTCGTGATGGTGTTTATGGACTTTCTAACCAAATTTGTAATTCAACAAGCGACATCGTTTCTGCAGTAAATGGTGGATTTGCAAATGCCGAAGTTGCTGACAATGCTAGACAAATAGCAAACATGCAACAAGCATTTAACTCACAAATTTCTACACTTCAAGGATTTAATGGACTTCAAAAATCACTTGACAGCTGTTGCTGCGAAAATCGTTTAGGTATTGCCAACTTAGGTTCTGATATAGCACGTGAAGCATGTGCTACAAGAACAAATGACACTCAAAATACTCAATCAATACTAAACGTAATTAATGGTGGAATTCAGTCTATAAAGGATGAAATTTTCAGAGATAGAATAGACGAAAAAGATTCTAAAATCGCTGATTTACAAAGACAATTATCTATGGCTGATTTAAGAGCTAGTCAAACAGCACAAAATGCATTTATTTCAAATTCATTAAATAATGAAATTGATTTAATGTATAACCGCTTAGTCAACTGCCCTATTCCGTCAACACCAGTGTACGGACGCACTGCGATTTTCAGCTGTCCACAAAACAATGGATGTGGATGTGGATTTAATACCACAAGTCAATTTATTTAATAGCATAGAGTAGAATACTACACGCTCGAATACGAGAACTTGCTAAGGACATTTATGTCCTAATCAAAAGGATAGGCACGTTCTATCCTTATTTTTTTAAAAAATGCACAATAATTGTAAAAATAATGTGTTTTTAACAACATAAATGCACAATAAAACACAATTTACTGTGCAAAATTATGAAAGGAGAAAGATAAAATATGATAGAAACAATTATAAATGAACCTCTTGCTCTACCTAGTAATGCAAGTCCAATTACCTTTGATGAAACAGATATAAGAACAAGGTGTGCAACTTGTAATTGCAATGGGTGGTTAGATTATTCAAATGGAAATCCTAATTTTAAAATATTTGGAAATGGATACACAGGATATTACGACGTAGAATTTAGTGCATCAGTTAGTACGGCAACTCCTGGTGTTGTTGCAATTGGATTATTCCAAGACGGCGTATTAATTCCTGACACAATTCGTGCCGTAACAATTGCAGCGGCGGATGATTATGAGACAATTTCGTTCGACAAGAAATTAAGAGTATGTCCACGTGGAACAACTAATATATCAGTTCAAAGTGTTTCAAGTGTTCCAACACCAACAGATCCAACAACACCAATATCTACTACACAAGCAATTATAACAAACGCTACGTTTAGCATTTCAAGAATCTAATGAGAAATAATTTAGATTTAACATCATTAATCTTGCAATTGTATAGTGTTATTTTATTGTTGCAAGACTTTAATAATACTGACTTGATGAAGGAATTACAAAAACAAGATAGTGAGTACTTAGAAAAGATATTAAAAAACCAAGAAGAAATTTTAAACCTTTTAAGAAAGGAGGAAAAATAATGCAAGAAAAATTGGAAAAGAAAACCGAAGAAAGTATTAACAAGATACTTGAGGAGGGTATTACTACAAACAATTTAGACCACCTTTATAAATTAACAAAGATTAATCATATAGCAAAGGAGAGTGAAAATATGAATTACGGAAATTATGCAAATTATGGTGCAAGACGTCCAGGATATGATTCATACGGACGTGATAATTATGGAGAATATGGAAGAGATAGTTATGGACGTCGAGGATATGATAGAAGATATCGTGGTGATGATTACATGGACAGAATGTCTAATGAATACGGTAGATATATGGAATCGAGAGAAAGATATGGTGCAGGAGAAGAATCTGACAAAGCATTTCATTTCATGGCAAAAGCATTAGGAGAATATTTAGATTTTTTACATGAAGAAGCAGATACACCGCAAAAAAAACAAATGTTAAATGAAACATTACAAAGAAGCATGAGATAGTATGAGATATTATTTCTATAATGCAAATAGTCATAATAATTTTATTGATGATTGCTTTCCTAGGGCTTATTCGATAGTAATGGATATAACTTGGAAAGAAGCATATAAAGAAATATGTAAAAGTGCAATGGAACAAGGTCAAATGATGGATAATGCTGTTTTTGTAAGAAGTTTTTTAGATAATAAATTTAAAAGGATTCCATATATTGAAACATATATAGGTGAATTTGCGGAAAACCACCCTGTTGGTAGATATCTAATAACTACTGATAATCATATAACAGCGTGTATAAATGGTTACGTCATAGACACGTGGGATTGTACTGGTAAAGAAATTGAATATATATGGAAAATATAGTATAATTTATATGAGCAAGTATGTGACAACTACTTGTCTATCGAGAATTGTATGGAGTTAACACATACAAGGAGTTAAGAGCAATTTTGCTCTTTTTATTTTGATATGATATAATTAATTTGGTGAAACTATGAAAATAGCTGTTGATAAAAATAGTATAAGTGCTGTTAAAAAAAACAAGAACGAATACATCTATTTGTTTGACAAAGAACCACTCGATGAATTATTAAGTAAAGACTTGCATTGCATTTATTATAAAAATTGTAATTATGTGGATATAAACTTGACCGATTATGATGTGGAGTGCTTAAAAAAAGCAAAAATAACTGACAAGGATTATGATATACTTCCAGATAAACAAGATTATAAATTTGCAATAATAGTGCCGAATTGTAATAATGATCGAGGAGATTATAAAGGCAAGACATTTTTAAGAAATTGTATTGAAAGTATATTAAATCAAACATACGATAACTTTGAGTTGATTTTAGTGGATGATTGTAGTAATGACACATCTGTAGATACAATTATCGAATACGAAACAAAAGATAAAAGAGTTCATTTAATACAAAATAGCAGAAAAAGATATAATGGTGGTTCAAGAAACGTTGGTATTGATTATGCGTTGGAAAATTTTGAATTTGATTATTTTGCTTTCTTGGATAGTGATGACTTTTATACTACTAATATGGCATTGGAAATTATAAATAACAGAATGTATAATCATGATATGATGTTAATAGGAATGCAATTAATAGACAAAAATGGTGTTTTTATGACTAAATATCATCAAATTGATTGTTATAAAGATTTTTTTATGAGTGATAATAAAGTTTGGTGTACGGCATGGAGTAGAATAATAAAAAAGAATAAAATTGTTTATTTTCCGGAAGATACATTAATGGAAGACCGTACATGGTCTTATGAACAAGCTGATAATGTTGATTTTAATAAAATTATAAATGTGAAAGAACCATTATATACATGGAATAGAACAAATACAACCAATTCAGTAAGTATTGTAAGAAATAAAATATGGGACGCTTCTGCATGGAAACATGTAGGTCAACAATTAATGTTATTAGAAAGATTAAAACATAAAGAAATGATACCATTAATACAACAAAGAATAAAAGTATGTATAGACAAATTAAATCATGATATTTATCAGCAATATTAAAAAGGAGGAGATAATATGATAAAATGCGAGGTAATAGAAAATTTTACATTAGAAAAATTTAATCAATTAAAAAATGTAAACAAAGTAATAAGTAGAAAGGATAATGAATTTGGTGTAAAAGACACTTTTGAATGTGATAAAGAGATGGCTGATTATTTAACAGGAAACAATGCTTTAAATAAAGTAGTTGTTAGAGTTATTGAGGTTGAACCTAAAATAATACCAATACCTAATGCTAAATCAGAAGAAGTTGAGATAATACCTATTCCAAATGCAAAAGTAGAAGATGTAAAAATTATGCCACTGAAATCAACTAAAAAGAAAAAAACGAGCAAGAAATAAACTTGCTTTTTTTATGTTTTGACAAAAATATGACAAGTGTGTTAAAATTACTTTAGAGTTCGAGGATAAAGAACTCCTATAATGAATCTCGCGTGTTCGTGGCACGTAAAACTAACGATAGGAGGAAATTATGAAAAGAGAAGATTTAGTAGATTTTACAGATGAACAAAAGGATTTAGTTATGTCTTTATATGGAAAGGCAATGACAAAAAAAGATAAGGAAATAGAAACTTTAAATAATTCAAAGAAAGAATTAGAAAATAAAGTTAATACTTATGAAACTAAAATCAATGAGTTTAATGAAACTGCTAAAGAAAATGCTGATTGGAAAATAAAATATGAAGAGTTGCAAACTTCTATTAATGAACAAGAAGCAAAATTAAAAGCCAAAGAGGAAGACGATATTTTAACAAATAATATCAATGCTGTATTTGGTGATAAGAAGTTCGTAAACGATTTTACTAAAAATGCGATTATGAACGAAATTAAAACAGCGTTAAAAGACAACGCAAATTTAGGTAAATCTGCAAAAGATTTATTCGAGGAAATAACAAACGGAAAAGATGGAATATTCGCAAATCCTAACCAAGTTGTTGATATGCCTGAAATTGATGAGAACGTGGAAAATGTGGTGTCAAAGGATGACTTCGACAAAATGGGATATAAGGAAAGAGTTGAATTAAAGAAATCTAATCCTGAGTTATTTAACAAATATAATAAATAAGAAAGAGGAGATGATTTTAAATGAACGATAACGTTAATACAATGACAATGTTAAATGATTTAATTGATCCAGAAGTAATGGCACCAATGATAAGTGCAAAAATCGCAAGTGCAATCGTGGCTACACCATTTGCTAAGGTTGATAACACACTTGTTGGAAGAGCAGGAAGTACAATTACAGTTCCAAAATATAAATATATTGGAGCAGCTACAGAATTAGGAGAAGGAGAAACAGCAGATAAAACTAAACTAGAAACTTCTAGTGAAACTTATACTGTTAAAAAAGTAGTAAAACAAGTTCCGCTAACTGATGAAGCAGTATTAAGTGGATATGGTAATCCAGTTGGTGAAGCAAATTCACAATTAGGAAAATCTATTGCTGATAAAATTGATATTGATGTTATGGATGCTTTAAAAGGAGCACAATTAACATATACAGCAACTGGTGATATTTCTTATGATAATATAGTTGACGCTATTGACGCACTTGAAGAGGAAGAAAACGTAGAAAAAGTTATGTTTATTCATCCAAGACAAGTTAGTCAATTAAGAAAAGATGAAAACTTTATAAGTAATGACAAATACAATAACAATGTAATTATGCGTGGAGAAATTGGTATGGTTGCTAATACTAGAATAGTACCTAGCAAAAAAGCAATTAATGCTGCGGGAACTTTATACCTCAACCCTATTGTTGAATTAAGACCAGAATCACAAACAGGTGATGAAAGTGCTGCAGTTACAATTTTCATGAAGAGAAATGTTAATCTTGAAACACAACGTAATCTTGATAATTACACAACATTGCTTGCAGCAGATGAACATTATGTTGTTGCTTTAACTGATGAAAGTAAAGTAATCGTTGCTAAATTTGAAACTGGTGGAACAGTAAGTTTATAAAAATAAAGGAGGGCGTTTATGGAATTTAGTGGACAGTACCTAACTTATGAAGAATATAAAGGATTAGGTGGAACTATTGACCTAACGCCTTTTAATCTATTAGAATTTGAAGCTCGAAGAAAAATCGATATAAGAACGCAAGACCGATTAAAAGGTTTTGAGAGTGATGAAATCCCGCAAGAAGTAAAAATGTGTATTTATTCATTGATAAATAGTATATTAATATTTAGTAATACAATAAATAATACTGGAAACATTGCAAGTGAGAATACGGATGGATATAGCGTGAGTTATATCACACCAAATTTAATAGGTGAAGTTGTAATGTCTAAAAATAAAGAATTGGACGATATTATAAGAACTTATTTACTTGGCGTTGTATTTAATGGCGAACACTTGCTATACGCAGGAGTTAGATAATGCTTTGCAATAGTTCGATTACTATTTATCATCAAAATGGATTAGACGTTGCGACACAGGATGAACTTTGGGAGAGATTTAACTATGAAAAGGCGTGGATACATGGCGGACATGGTGCTAGTCTTAACAAAGGATTAAACGACGCGAATGACGTACAGGTGCGAATACCGTATGACCAAAACGAAGGTTTAGATATAAAAGATTTTGCAGTCGGCGATATTATTGTTAAAGGCACACTTAACTTTGATATAGAAACACAGTTAGATTTACAAAATTATGATATATATCATATCACTAGTATTGTGAATAACGATTTTGGAAGAAATCAACATATTCATCTTGGTGGTAAATAATGGCAACTGTTGAATTAAAGCCAGTTGGAGTTATCAAAGCAAGACTTGGCATAGAACCAAATGGTAGAGTTCAAAGAAAATTTCAAAGTTTATGCCAGGAATATATGGATAAATACGTACCATATAGAGATGGCAATTTAAGAAAAAACTTGGATATGAGCAATCCCACACAGATTGTTTATGAAAGTCCTTATGCACACTATCAATATGAGGGAGTGCTTTATGTTATGGACAATGGAAAAGGTGCTTATTACAGTCCAGAATATGGATTTTGGAGTAAGAAAGGCGTTGCAAAAACACGAACAGGAACACCTTTAACTTATCACACAGCAGGAACTGGTGACCATTGGGACGAGCGTATGAAAAGTGCTGAAATGGATAGTCTTGTTAAAGACTTACAAAAATTTGTTGACAGAGGAGGCAAATAATGGAAGATTATAAAGACACGAGAATTGCAAAATTAAGAGAATACTTGTTTGAAAATATAATTACTCTTACTCAAAATAGTAATTTTCAAATAAATGCAAATTTCTTGTCAAACAAAATTGACGATTATAGTTTGGATAAAATGCCAATTGCTCCTGTTGTTAATAAATTAATTTGTGGAGTTGAGATAAGACGTGATGTGTTTTCTTTTAGAAGTCGCAAGAGTTACTCACACGATAAAGTAGTTAATTTAAATAATATGGGATTTTTTGAAGAGTTTGAAAAATTAATCAAATCTAATAATGACAAAGGCGTTTTGCCTGATATAGAAAGAGTGGAGAGTATTAAATGTTTAAATCCATTTACTATGCTTAGTAACGACGACCAAACAAAAGCAATATTCGACATTCAAATTGAAATAAAATATAGAGATAGATAGGAGGTACTATGAAAAAGATAATTGCAAAAAAAGATTTTATTGCCAATGGTGTAGGATATATAAAAGGTGATGAAATCAAAGACTTAACTTACATGCAAATTGTAAGGTTGAATGAAAAAGGTTTTATAGAGCCTCTTGAATATAAAGATTTAGTTCTTATTAAAAGAGAACTAGAAAATAAAAATGTTAAGGAGGAGAAACTATGAAATTTGATACAAGTGCATTAGAAAGAATAACTGAAGACCAGTTTGTCAGATTTATTGATATAACACCTAGTTCACAAACTCCAACTTGGGCATTAGTTGCTGCAGTTGAAGAAGGTGGAGCAGGAATTGATTATAATCCAAACATTGATAGACTTAAACTAATTGTTAATAAAAATGCATCATCTAATCATACATCAAACGACAAACAAATGAGTGTTACATATCTTGCTTATAAAGGAGATAATTGCTTTGAATTTGTAAATGCAGGACGTGATAAGTTAAATTATAAAACACACTTACTTGAAGTTGATTTATGGGATGAAGATAGTGGAAATTATAGTGCTAAATATAGTGATGCAACCATCGGTATTACTTCATATCATGGTGATACAATTGAGTTTAATGTTTATGCTGATGGTGATGCAACTGATGGAAGAGTTTCAGTGTCAAATAACACACCAGCATTCACACCAACAACAAGTTTATAAGACCTTAAGGGCGAGGCGAGAAAATCGTCCGTCTTTATTTTTAATATAGGAGGAAATTATGGAAGAAAAGAAATTTATTGAATTGGGAGAAAGTACAAACGTACTAAGACTATGGATTAGAACAAAAAAGGGGGAAGAAACAGGAAAATGCTTAGAATTTAATTTAAAGGATATTACTTTGTTAGATAATCTTGAAAGATGCAACGAAGAAATAAATAAAAATAAAAAATGGATTCAAAGTGAGTTAGTTATTATTGATAAAAAGCAAGACTTTAAGAAAAAAGGTGCTATTATGAGTAATAATGAGAAATTAAAATACGAGGCATTTAAAAAGTTTTACAAGCAACAAGCAGATGCCTTTGAGATTTTTTTAGGTAGAAATGGTATTCAAAAATTATTAAATGGAAGACCTATTGAATGGGAAACTTTGATTGAAATTGAAACTATTATCAAAGAACAAATTGCACCTAACTTAAATGTTACAATGAAAGATATACAAGATGAAATTAAGAAAAAATATAAAGTAGCAGTTGTCAAAGAAAACGAAGATGTTGAAGTGATTGAATAATGCACAAAAAAATAAAAATTGGTGATGTAATATATACACCTAATTTAGATTTTAGAGTTGCTATTAAATGCAATCAAATTGCAGATGATGAAAATATAAGTCAGTTTGAGCGACCACTTGCTATCATTTATTTAGTTTTTGGTGATTTAGGATTAGAACATGAAGAACATTATGAGAAACTATTAAAATGGTATATGAATTATTTAAAATGTGGAAAAGAATTACCACAAACAATTGAAAAACCTGATATGGATTATGAAGAGGATAAAGGTTTAATTCAGTCAAGTTTTAAATATGATTATAAATACAATCCTTATAACATGGAATACTTAAGTTGGGAAGAGTTTTTTACAGATTTAAGTAATTTATCAAATAGTGAACTTGGAGATTGCTGTGCATTAAATCGTGTAAGAAACTTGCGAAACCTTGATGTTAGTAAAATTAAAGACCAAAAAGAAAGACAAAAAGCAATTAAGGCAAAACAACAAGTAGCATTAAAGAAAAATAAAACAAAAAAACAAGCGACCGAAAAACAAAAAGAAAGTGCAAAAAAATTTATCGAGGCACTTGGTTTGAAAGGAGGTTAATAAATGGATGGACACATAATTATTGGAACTGAATTAGATACAAAAGATTTTGATAGTCAAATTACTTATATTGAAAAACAAATGGAAGAAATTGAAGACAAACTAAAAAAAGCAGACATGGGATTTGAAGTCGGAGATACTATAAAACTTGAAGCACAATATGAAAAATTAAGTAATAGACTAAGTGATTTAATTAGAAAAAAAGAAGAATTAAATAAAAAAGATTTATCTAAAATGGAAAAATCTATTGAAAATGTAGGAAATTCAGTTACAAATGTAATTGAAAAAACAGGAAAATGGGCATTAGCAATATTTGGTATAAGAAGTGCATATATGTTTGTTCGACAAGCAATGAGTACACTTTCACAATATAATGATCAAATGGCAACAGATGTTGAATATATAAGATATTTGCTAGCGAGTACATTGCAACCTGTAATTGAAACTTTAATAAATCTTGCTTATAAATTATTGACGTATATAAATTATATTGCAAAAGCGTGGTTTAATGTTGATTTATTCGCAAATGCAAGTGTTGGAGCATTTAACAAAGCAAATAAAAGCGCAAATGCTTTAAAGAAAACTTTATCAGGAGCAAGTTTTGATAAATTTAATGCTTTAACAGATTCAAGTAGTGGAGATGGTGGAGGTGCTGGTGGTGCTAATTTACCTAGTTTTCCAACACCAGAAGACGTGCCAATACCAAGTTGGGTACAATGGATAGCTGACAATGGCGAATTAGTCACAGGAATTATTGGAGGTATTACTGGAGCATTAATTGCTATGAAAGTATTTGGGCTTGATCCTTTAATGGGGCTTGGAATTGGATTAATTATCATGGGAATTATATTGTTAATTCAGGATGTAATTAAATTTATACAAGACCCTTCGTGGGATAATTTTGCTAACATATTAAGAGATTTAGCAATATTGTTAGCAGGAGTTGTAGTTGTAATGATAGCATTAAATGCAGTAAATCCAACAACGTGGATAATACTTGCAATTGCTTTAATAGCAGCACTTGTTGCATTAATCATAAAGAATTGGGATAAAATAAAAGAAGTTCTTGGGAAAGTTGGAAGTTGGATATATGACCACATTATAAAACCAGTTGTTGATTTCTTTAAAGGATTATGGGATAGCATAGTAAGTGGATTTAATGCAGCGATAGAATGGATAAAAAATACATTTAACAATGTTGTGAATTTCTTTAAAGGAATAATAAATACTATTGTTACTTTATTTAAGAATATAGGAACAAAAGTTGGCAATGTAATAGGAGGAGCATTTAAAGGAGTAATAAATGGAGTTTTAAGTGCTATTGAAAATATACTTAATTTTCCAATTAGGTCAATAAATGGATTAATTGGAGTAATTAATGCAATACCAGGTATAAATCTTGGAAAATTATCAACATTCAAATTACCAAGACTTGCTAAAGGTGGTATTTTGAATATGCCAGGACGTGGAGTTAATTATTATGGAGCAAATATTGCAGAACAAGGTGCGGAGGCAGTTGTTCCAATGACAAATCAACAATCACTTGAAACTATTGGACGTACAATTGCAAAATATACAAAATTTGATGCAAATGTTACTTTGGAACTTGAAGGAAGAATACTTGCAAGAATTATGCAAGAGATAAATTCTGATAGAAACTTTGCAAGGAACGGAGGATAAATATGGCGGTTAATATAAAAACAATAAGTCACCAATTTCCAATTACACGTGTTAGTGATAAACCAGAACCACTTTGGGGATCGGATGCTGGCAGAAACAGCAATAGTGGTAAATTTTCTGGAAGTTTCGTAGGATACTTCACAAACTTACACATCGAAGTTGGACCGATGACTAAACAACAAATGACAGATTTTAAAGCAATATTTGAAGTACCTATTATTGAAGACGTGACATTTCCTAATAGTTCTGACAATGGCAATGATTATACAGAGGATTTTTATGGAACAGCAATTGAATCAGCAACCACGTATTGGGATGGCGAGTATGAATCATTTAGTTTTGACTTAGTAGCAGTGGAGGCAAGAAATGACATATGATGAGATAATAAAAAAGGCAGGTAAACGTATTAGAAAACACGTATATTATATACAAGATGGAATAACCACCCGTGTGAGTGATGAGAGTGTCGAGCGTATTAAGTTCGACCTCCAAACACCACTAATAGGTACGTCAATGCAAACATGTGAAATTGAATTAAAAGAAAAAATTGATGGTGAAATTTATGTCGAGGTTGAGGCAAGATATGGAAGTTCGACAGCAACAAAGACATACGGGGCGTATTATTTAAAAGAGGAGCCAACATACGAGGCAAGTAAAAAAACATATATTCATAAAGTTGGTGATGATTTAATAAAAAGCATGGTAGATTACGAGCCTGTAAATTTAACTTACCCAGCAACGATTTTTACGTTCTTTAGGGCATTGCTTGTTAAAGTGGGTTATACTACTAACATAAGCAGTTTACCTAACGGAAACCTACAAATGTCGACTGACATATTCAATAATATAGGATTTACGTACCGAGATGTATTAGATGACATCGCAGTTGCAAATGGAGTGCTATTTTATGTTGAGGGAAACGAGCTAAAAATTGCAACGCTTGGTGGAGATGCAATTACAATAGATGATGACATATTAAAAAATCAAAACATATCATTTGGACAACACTTTGGTGCAATAAATACAATTGTGCTATCAAGAAGTGGTGAGAGTGATAATATTTATTATCCAGCGACTTTACCAGAAAATCCGATTGAATTTAAAATTGTAGATAATCAATTAATGAACGAGAACAACCGTGACGAATTTTTGCCAGCATTATACAACCAATTAAATGGTATTGAGTACGACATATATGACACCGAGTTGACTGGATGGGGTGATGTAAAACCTTTACAAACAATAAATTTTGAAACTGGTGGAAACACATATCACTCATATATATTTAATAATGAAATCACACTAACTGACGGATACAAACAAGCGATTTACAATGAGTTACCTGAAGAAACACAAACAGATTATAAGGCAGCAAGCAAAACCGATAAAACAATAAATCAAGCGTACATTATAGTACGTAAAAATGAGGCTGAAATTGAAAGTCTTGCAAGGCGTGTTGTTGATGTGTCTGATACTAAAACAGGAACAGGGCAAGTACAACTTGAAAATGCACACGCAGGTTTACTTCACAAATTATCATTTTATGGCGATATAAGTTTGATATTTCCAAGTAGTGATTTATATCCTAGTTCGACATTATATCCACGTGGCTCTTATTTATTAATCGACGACAAAGAATATAAATTAGACTTTGACTTTTTAAGATATTATTCAGTAGATGTTCATGATGAGTTTGTTTATGAAGACGGAAAATGCAAGATTATAAGACGTGTAGGTGTTGATTCACAAGGTAATATGTATGCACTTCCAAGCAAGGTAGTTGAAGAACGCAAGGACATTTATCTTGAAGTAAATAGTAATTCCACAATTAAATTAAAATCATTCGATAATGCCTTTTACGAAGTTACATATTTACTTGAAAATGAATACACAAATAATTTTGCAACACAAGTCGATGTTAGTTCACGAATTGAACAAACAAATAATAAAATAGAAGAAACAGTTAGTGCTGTTGCTGATGATAATGGCGAAATAACAAGTGCTAGCATTTTGCTTGCTATTAATAAAGACGAAAGTCAAGCACAAATAAAAGCGAATAAAATTTCGCTCGAAGGATATACAAGCATCAATGGAGGTTTAAATATAGAAGAAAATGGAGATGTAAATGTGGCGAGTGGACATGTATTATTAAATACAACTTCATCAAATAACAACATAAAGGTTTATAATCCAAATACCGGTGATATAGTAAGTATTAATCCTGATAATATTTATATGATGCGTAATTCAGATAATTTTGGAGCAGGATTTACTATACAAACATCTCCCAATAATGATGATTATATAGAAATGATTTTTACAGGTAATAATCAATCTAATATTGGAACTAGTATAGGTACTGAAGGAATATCATATCATTCATCAACATTGACTGATTTTAGTGTTAATAATCAAGGAAAAACGTTTGTTAGAGATGGTGAATATATATCATGGCAACAATATTCTAAAGTAGAGTTGAAAAAAAATATAAATAAATTAAATATTAATGCGATAGATATTATAAAAGATGCTGATATATATGAATTTAATTATAAAATTGAAAAAGACGAAGATAAAAAACATGTTGGATTTATTATTGGAGAGAAATATAAAACACCTCAAGAATTTATATCAAATGACGGTAAAGGAATAGACACAGCAACAGTTGTTGGAATACTTGCAAAAGCAATACAAGAACAACAAATTGAAATAGAAAATCTAAAAAAAGAAATGGAGGAATTAAAAAATGCAAAAAATAGAATTTAAAGATTTACCAGATACAACAACGCCATTTACAGCAAGTTTATTTAATGAAATGCAAGATAACATTGAAGAGGCAATTAATTTAACAAATACTTATTCAACTGATGAAATAGTAATTGGAACTTGGTTAGGCAAACCACTTTATAGAAAAGTATATAGTGCAGGAACTTTACCAAATGCAACAACTAAAAATATACCAAGCGGTTTAATACCATCGGATGTATTTATAGTTAAAATGGAAGGCATTGCTAAAGTTGAAACTAGAAATGTATATATTCCACTACCTTTTGTAACAACAGCAGAATTAAATTGTATTTCACTTACTTTTCAAGCAGATGGTAATATTAGAATACAAACTGGAGTGGATAGAACAGAGTTTAATAAAAGTTATGTAGTATTAGAATATACCAAAACAACTGATATAGTAGAATAGGAGGTGTTTTATGGAAAAGATTAAAAAGGTTAGCAAATATGTAGTAAATGGACTTAATATGATTAATGCGTTGCTTTTAGTTCTTGCTCCAATTTGGAATTGGCAAGTTGATAATATAAGCAAGACAATAGTAGGTGTTGCAGGGGTTATTAGTTTGTATCTTGTATCAGGAAAATTATTTGAAGATAAAAAAGAGGTTGAATAAATCTCTTTTTTTGTTTAAAAAATATTTAAAAAGTATGAAAAAAATATTGACTTTATATTTAAAAAATGTTATTATTATATTGCAAGGAGGTAATATGAAAAATGTCTATATAGACTCGACAGAAAGTCGATGGTTAGAAGAATATTTTAAAAAAGACATGGTAACAATTGATGAGATAATTGCGGCGTGCGAGGACTTGATAATTGAAAACAAAGAACTTAAAGAAGAACTTGAAGATTTAAAACAAGACTTACATGACAATTACACGCCAATACCACCAGAAGACCAATATGAATAGAAAGGAGGAAAAAATGGAAGATAATATTATATTTAAGATATCTACCGAGTTAAAAGAACAACTTAAAAGCGAAGCACGAGAACGAGGGTTAACTTTAAGCGGATATATTAAGGCAATAATTGCTGAAAGGAAAAAGTAATGACAAAGGAAGAATATCTTGCGAAGTTAAACGAGGCATTTCACGATTTTAAAAGGAGGTGTATATGTTTGAAGATATAGAAGTTAATAGCGAAAGATGGTTTGATTTAAAAGATTTAAAAAACGAAATATGGAAAGATATTGATGTTGATAATAATTATTCAATAAGTAATTATGGGAGAGTAAAAAGCAAAAAAAGAATATATAAGCATTGGAATGGATCTTGTTATGCTAATTTAACAATTAAAGAAAAAATATTAAAATGTTCAATTAGTGTTCAAGGTTATTTAAGAGCATCAATTGGATTTAATAAAAAGAGACGACCAATAAAAATTCATCAACTTGTCGCAAGACATTTTTTAGAAAATCCAAATAATTATAATTGTATTAATCATATAGATTGCAATAAACAAAATAATAAAATTAATAATCTTGAATATTGCACACTAAAACATAATAATATTGAAGCAAGAAAAAATGGACTTATAAAAGTTATTGTTGGTTATGGTAATCCAGTAAATAAAAAAGTTGCAAGATTAGATTTAAATACAAATGAAATTTTAGAAACTTATTATTCTTTAAAAGAAGCACAACAAAAAACAGGAATAAAATATCAAAATATATCTGCTTGTTGTAGAGGAATAACTAAATATGCAGGAGGATATAAGTGGATATACATGAAATAAAAAAAGAAATATTAAACAAATTAAATAATGCTTTTAAAGATTTTTCTTTCTACTCGTCTGACCATCATTACGAATACAAAGGCAAACGTGTTGGCGTAAGTGTAACTAGGCTCATTGAGGAATACACTCAGCCGTTTGATGCTGAGGCAATTGCACAAAGAGTGGCAAATAAAAGTGGCAAAAGCGTGCAAGAAGTTCTTGACGAATGGCAACAAAAAAATGAATTAAGTTGTAAAAAAGGAAGCCAATGTCATGAATTTGTTCAATCATTATGGAGTGGCGAAGAATATATGTGGAATGGATATCAAAATGATTTATGTAGTTATGATGAATTTTGGAATATATGCGATTATATATTTGAACAAGCACAACAATTTCACGAAGATTACAAAGATAAATTAGAACACCTTGCTGACGAGTTTGTAATTGGTAGCGAGGAATACGATATTGCCAGTGCAATCGACCATTTATTTGTTAATAAAGTAACAGGTGGCTTGGTGTTGGTTGATTACAAGACAAATAGTGATATTCATAAGAACGAGAAATATGCTGGAAAAATGAAAGCACCGTTGAGTTGTCTGAAAGATACCACGCTAAATCATTACTACATTCAGTTATCAATTTATAAATACTTGGTTGAGAAATACGCAGGCGTTAAAGTTGACGAAATGTTTATTGTTTACATGAGTGAGAATATTGAAAATTATGAAATTATTGATATACCTTATCTAAAAAGGGAAGTTGAAAAAATATTAGAAAATAGGAGGATTAAAAATATGAAAAGTGTACCAGTTTTATTAATTGGAAAATCAGGAAGTGGAAAGTCAGCAAGTTTAAGAAATTTTAAAAAGGAAGAAATAGCAATTGCTAATGTATTAGGCAAACCTTTACCATTTAAAAGTGATTTAGAGGCACCAAAGGTTGATGATTATAATATTATTTTAAAGGCAATTCAAAATACAAATAAGAAAGTTATAGTTATAGATGATGCTAATTATTTAATTACAAATGAATTTATGAAAAATAGTAGCATCAAGGGTTATGATAAATATAATGACATGGCAAATAATTTTTGGAATCTTGTTAATGGAATTAAAAATATAGATGGTGGTAAGACAGTTTACTTAATTATGCATGAAGATACAGATGAATTTGGAAATATAAAACCTAAAACAATAGGAAAATTGCTTGATGACAAATGTAATATTCAAGGATTATTTACAATTTGCATTCGTGCAATGTATGAAAACAATAACTACATTTTTAGATTAAAAACAAACGGACAAGATTGTGTTAAAACACCAATTGGATTATTTGATACTGATGAAATGGAAAATGATTTAAAATTAGTTGATGATAAAATAAGAGAATATTATGAATTAGATAAAGAAGATAAGAAAGAAGAGGAGAAATAAAATGAATTTTGATAAAGAATTATTTAATAAAAGTGAAGCAAAAGAATTTGGAGAATTTGAAAATTTAGAACTAGGAGGACATGAAATAGTAATACTTGATGCAAAAGAATATACAAGCGATATTAGTGGAAATACATCTTTAAAAGTGTCAGTTGACATTTCCGGAAATGATAAACAAAAAGGATTTTTTAGAAAACAATATGACGAAAATACTAATCAAGATAAAAGATGGCCGACTGGTGGAGTTCGTTATTTAAGCTTAAAAAATGAACAACTTGCATATTTAAAAGGATTTACAACAGCACTCGAAAAATCAAACAAAGGATTTAAATTTGATGTAAATGGAACTTGGGAACAACTAAAAAATTTAAAACTTGCTGGTGTTTTTGGATTAGAAGAATACGAAGATAATGAAGGAAAACTTAAAACAGCAGTTAAACTTATTCAATTTAGAAGTTTGGACAAATTAAATGAAATTAAAATTCCAAAAGTAAAACTTTTAAATGGTGGAACAATGGATTATGAAGATTATAAAAATAGAAGCAACAACGTACAAAATTTAGTAAATGAATTTGGTGCTGATGTTGTTGAAATATCAGACGACAAATTACCATTCTAAAATGTAAAGAGACTTGTAAAATGCAAGTCTTTTTTTTATTTTTTTATTAAATTTAGTTGATAAAATTAAAATGATATTATATAATTAAACTACAAGGAGGATAGATAAAATGTATATATGGAAAAACGAAAATTTAAATATTAGAAATCAATTAAGAGCCAGTAAATGTATTGGGATTACACCACAGTATTTGTCTAATATATGTGGAAGAAAAGTTTCTATTTCAAAGACACTTGCTTATTGCATTGTAAAATTTATTGATATTAATGCTGAAATTGAAGATTATTTTGAAAAGAAAGGAGAATAAAAATGACCGAAGATAAATTATTTGCTAAAGAAACTTTTATAGAATTGTTTAAAATGAGTGAAATTGATAGATTAGCACGTCAGGATGAATTGTATTTAATTGCTAAAAGTTATGGATTAGCAAATAAATTTAAAGAAAGTTTAAAAAAATATCAGGAAGTTTTGGGAGATAAATTAGTATTTGGTGAAGATTTAAAATTGCCTAAGTGTAAATATGACATAGAAAAATACAACATGGGAAAATATATTTGTAACAAAGACGGAATAACTGATAGTAAAAAAGATTATAAATTCTCATATATCCCAGTATTTCCAGTCGAAAGATATATCAATCAAGAAACTGGCAAAGAAAAGGTTAAGATAATATTTTATAAAGAAGATTCGTGGAAAGAGTTAATTGTAGATAAAAGTCAACTATCTATTAATCAAAAGTTGCTTTTATTAAGTGATGATGGTCTTGATGTTAATTCTGAAAACGTAAAATATTATATCAATTATTTTAGCGAAATTATGAATATAAATAATATTAAAAAATTAGAAAGTGTATCACATATTGGTTGGAATGGAGATTTATTTATTCCTTATGATTCGCACGGAATATTTGATGGTGCTGATGATTTTAGAAGCATTTATAAAGCAATTAGTAGCAAAGGTAATTATGATAAATGGAAAGAAATTATTAATAAATTAAGAATAAATAAATTTGTTAGAATTATAATGGCAACTACACTCGCAAGCCCTTTACTTGAAAAATTAAATATATCACCATTTATTGTTAATGTTTGGAGTTCTATGAGTGGAAGTGGTAAAACTTTATCATGTATGGCAGCAATGTCAATTTGGGGAAATCCTAAAATTGGAGGATTAACCTTGTCTAGTAATAATACGCAAAACTATT